GGTGGCGATCAGAATGGGAGCATTCGGCGCGCGCGGCTGCTCGACGGGCGCAACCTCCACTTTTGGCTCTGGCTCGGGCTTCGGTTCTGCTTCTGGTTGCGGCTCAGGTTCTGGCGCTGGCTCCGCTTCCGGCTCGGGCTGCGGCTCTACTTCCGGTTCGGCCTCTGGTTGCGGTTCGCCTTCCGCTTCAGTCTCTGGTTTTTCAACGATGGAGAGCGCAGCGCGCTCTTGATCGGTCAGGCCGTCATCTGGATGTTCTTCGTGTTGGCTCATGCTTTGGACTCCTGTGTTGTAAGTTGTTAGAACGTGGTCGGCTGTGCGATGCCACGGATCACGGCCATGAAGCCGCGTTGCAGGTCGGTTGCGCCGATGCTGATCCAGCGCTGGTCGAGCGCGCGCCGTGCGTCGCCACTGGCCGGTGGTGTCTGCGCGATTGCCTTGTCACGGGCGCGCAGCTTTTCGATGTACGCGCCGCACTGTTCGGCCAGCGCCTTGCCCTCGTTCATGAGGTTGATTTCTTCCTGCGACAGGTCGCGGTAGCCGGTGATCTTCTTGTGCTGGTTATCCATGCTTTCTCCTTATGCCATTGGTGGCTGTTGTGGTGCTTCGATGGGTGCAGGCGCGGCCTGCGGCGGAACTGGTGGCGGCATCAGGATGCCCTGCGCGGCGGAGGGTGGTTGCGGCAGATTCTTAGGCACGTCGAGACCTCCTTGCCAGCCGCCTTGAATGGCGATGCCGTCCGCGACACGGGCGATGGTCGGGGCTTGGATCACTTGGGTGGCGGCGCTCATCACGCTATTCATGCCGGTCATGTTGTTGTTGAACATAACGGAGCGGGCGACATCCACGTCGGCATCGGTCTTGCGGACTGCGGCGCGGTCCTTCTCGATTTTCGCTTCGCGCTCAGCGAAGCCCAACTCGATGTCGCGCTGCTGGAGTTGTTGCTGCTGCGCCTTGGACTGCTCTGCCGCCATATCTTCCGGGGTTGGCTCGGTCTGGTCCGGGTCTTTCTGGCCGTTGAGTGCTCGGATGCGCTTGACGATCTCTTCGCGGTTCTCGATGTCCATGCTTTCCACGTACAGGTCAAGAATCGACATGATGACTTCGGGCGGCAAGCCTTGGATGACCTGGCCCAGCTGCTCGGTTGCAGCCTGGCGCATCGACATGCGCCATTCTGCTTCGCCCACCACATAGTCAGCCTTGCTGCGGGTGATGTCGTTGTCCGGCAGGCCGTCGTTCATGGTGACGAATTCCGGCGCGCCGCGCATGTTCGTGATGCGGAACTGCTTTTCCTCGGTGGCGAACTGCTCGACCAGGCTCAGCTTCTTCTCGCCGTGCATCTGCACCGCCAGGCGCAGGTTGTCGAACGGACCCGACGTGGCAAGCGAGCCTTCCTGCTGGCGTGCGACGATAGCCTTACCCGACTGCGCATTGGTCTGCTGGCCGAGATTGTCGCGGTTCACGCCGCCCACGCGCTCGATCATGCCCACGTCGGTGCTGAACTGCGCCATGTGGGCCTGATCCATGCCCCGGTCCATGTTGAATTCGATGCTGCCGATGCGCCCCTGCTTGACCGGGATGATGGCGTCCGGGCGCGCCACCTCGTCGGCGAATTCCTCGACCGTCATGCTTTCCGACAGGGCGTCTTCCTCGATTACGACCTTGTTGGACGACAGGATTTGCAGCGCCTTCGATGCGCGTTTGTTGATGCTGTCCTGAATCGGGCGCAGGTTGCGCACGAAGCCATAGGGCATGCGGTCGCGGCCACGGCAATAGCACCAGATCGGGGTCAGCGAGAAGGTGTTATGGCGGTAGATCGATGGCGCATCGTAGATCAGTTCACTTGGGGTCAGGATGGCGCGGCGCATCCGCATCATCATCTTCTTGACCTTCGTGGCGCGGCCCGATTCGACTTCCTCGACGTGGCGCGGGTCGTTTTCATCGAAGATTTGGCCGTTGAACACGCCGCCGCGCAGCTTCTCGACCTCTTCCGGGTTGCGGTACTCGCACTGAATCAAGCGCACACGGCGGCGCTTGAATTCGACCATGTGGTGGCTGGTCTGGGTGTCGCGCTCGGCCTCGGCGAAGTCCATCGCCACGTCGCCGTCGAGCATGTTAATCCCGCCCAGCACCGACGATTCCTGAACAGAGTTCTTGATTTTCTCTTCTGCGCCTGGCAGGTGTTTGAACATGGCGATTGCCACGTCTTCGTCCACGAAGCGCACGCGGAACAGATAGCGCCAGTCATCCTGGCTGAGACGACTGCCCGCCGAATCCCACAAGACGTTACGCCACGACTCGGAACCCTCGAAGATCGGCTCGCCGTCATCCTCTTCCTGGTAGCCGCATTCGAGCCAGCCGACACCGACCTTGCCCGCGTCCTCGAATGCCGCCGAACGGTGAAACTGGATGCGGTTCACATCCGACAGGTACTTCATGTATTTCGACTTGCGCTCGGCGGCTTGTGCGTCTTCCTTGCCGCGCGGGTAAATCTTGTCGTCGGTGCGACCGCGCTTCTCGGAACCGAAAATCCAGTTCAGCGACACGGCTAGAACGTTGTAGGTGGTCGGCGGCTGGCCGCGCTTCTTGAATTCTTCCAGTTCCTCTTCGGACAGCTGGATGCCGTCGTAGTAGTCCTCGTCCAGCGCCTGTTCGTAGCGGTTGTCTGCCTGGCGCTCCAGCTCCTGGCGGTAGAAGGAAATCAGCTTGGCGTGCAGGTCGCGCTCTTTCTGCTCATTGGCCTGCTGTTCTTCCGACTTCTCGGCGGTCGGCGGCTCAGCAGCCATGCCGCGATCTTCGGGCGCGCCCTTGACGACCTTATGGCGTTTCTTGTCTAGAAGGTCAATTGGCTCCAAGGGCGTTTCTCCGGTTCAGTTCAGGCTTGCGCCAAGGGTTGATGGTCCAGCACCTGCGCCGAATGCGTACGACCATCGATGGTGTACGTTGCATCGGCGACAATGATGCTTTGCGTCGGGTTCGGCGGCATCTTAACAAGGTCGCCGATGTGACTGTGGATCAGCTCGCCAATTTTGTGGGCGTTGCTCATGCAGTCGTCCATGCCCAAAAGTCGGGCGAAATTCATGCTCGCCATTGCGAGGTAAGCCGGTTCATTATATTGCCAGATGGAACTTAATGCTACACAACAGGGGCGGAAACCGCCTTTTCTGCGGTAGCGTGGCAGGATTGCGAGACATGGCTCGTAGTCCTCTTGCGCCTCATTCATCACCCACGTTCCTACGCACACCAGATCGCCGATGGCTCGGACAAAATGATTGCGGGTCAGGTCGAGGGCGGGTTTGCGGGTTGGTGCGTTCAATTTTTTCTCCTAGAGGGTGAGCGTATCGATGCCCATTCCCGTTGCGATGTCGTAGATGCTGGCGATTTCGATAGCCTCTTTGGCGCTCTTGCCAAGGTGCATAGCAGCCATGGCGAAGTCTCGCCCGCTTCCGAAGGCCATGAATCGATCTTCTAATGGCTCTGGATGCGGAAGGCCCGCGCCACTCCACACGAATAAGCCAGCCTTCGTCACTTGAATGATGTTGCCGCAGCTCTCATCGTCGGGCGCTTTAGGCCATTCGCTCGGGTTACGCGATCCCTCAAACCATTTCATAAGCGCTTGGCAATGGATGCCGCCACCGCTCATTGCAAATAGCTCACCACGGATGCGGCGAATCTTCGTCACGGTGCGAGCCATTCCATGCGATGTACTTTGCTTGTCGGCGGCGAGAGTGACACCATCAAATGCAATGGTCGTCATGGATACACTCGATACATCACATAGACCCATGTCGCAATACCAAGCCAAGCGAGAACTTTCATAGTCACCCTTGCTCTTTTCTGCCATTTATTGTGAGCCACACTCCATTGCTGCAAATCTTCGCTCATTCTCTTCTCCTTGGTTATCAGCTGGACTTCCAGCTTCGTTGTGGGCGCTTCCAGCTATCCGGCCCGTTCGAGACCTTGAAGCCTTGAGCATGCTGCCGCAGGGCGTCCGCCGCCTCGGTGTGAATATCCTTCAGCGGCTGGTCCGTAAAGGTCTGTGTCGTGTTGTTCCACTTCTTTTTGTACAGCTCGATGTGGGCGATGCCTTCCTTGCAGCGTTCTTCATCGAACCAGTAGGAGGCGAAAGCGTCGCGCACGGCGCTGATGCCGTGCTGGAGTTCGGCCACGACGGGTACGATTTCCAGGCGTCGAAGGCCCAGCTTTTCCAGCATCTGCTTGGGCGACAGGTTCTCCAGTTCGCCCTGGCGGACATGATTGCCGTCGTGCGGCAGGTAATGCGTGCCCCAGACGTAGTCGAGCTTTTGCATCTCCTTGACGAAGTGCGCATAAGGCTCGCCCCATCCCTCGATGAAGTTGATGAAGTGGTCATTCTGTCCGACGCGCTGGTGGAACCAGATCGCGGTACCGTCGCCGTGGCCGATGTCCCAGAAGGTATTGACAGGGATGCCTGGCATGTAGGGAACCTTGCCGATGCGCTTTTCCTTGCGGGCCTTGGCAAGCTGCACGGCGTAATAGGTGCCAGCGGTGGACTGCTGGAATGCTTCCTCGGGCGTGGACGGGTATTCCTGCCACATCTTCGAGTCTTCGCCCGCGAAGTCGTTGTCGCGCGTGGAAATCCACCATGCGCGCTGCGCCGGGGTGATCGTCTTGCCGACCTTCGCTTCAAGCAGATCGAAATATTCATTGTCGCGCGCCGACAGGATGACGCCTGCCGGGTCGATCTGGTATTCATCGGCGTCATGCCATGGGAAGAAGTGGAAACGGTATTCCTTGGGCGTGAGCGCCTTCCCCTGGTGCATCAGCGCTTCGGCGCGCTGGCTCATCTTGAAGAATGCCCCGTCGCGCCCCTCGGCGGTCGATTCGATGAAGATCACGCCGCTATTGGGCACGGCTGGGATCGTGCCGGTAATGACCTCTTCGGCGCGCAGCGGGAATTGGGCGCAGATTTTTCCGAATTCGGAGATGTGCAGATAGTGGATCGTGTCCGAGCGCATCGACGTGCCCACCGTCAGCACCGAGCCGTTCGCAAGCTCCATTTCGTGGGCGTTGCAGGTCTTGAGCGGAACCGATGCCTTCAGGATGTCGGGCAGGCGGTCGTATGCGAACTTGATCTTCTTGAACACTTTCAGCGCCGCGTCATCCGTGTGCGCGATCACGCCGCAGCGCACGTTGGGCGTGAACAGGGCATAGTCCAGGAAGAGAATCTGGATCAGGGTCGTGTTGTGTGACACGAAACCTTCGGCAATATAGGTTCCAGTTGAAGTTTGCAGATCGATCATCGTCTGCTCGCCCAACTCTTCGATGTGCGTGATCTTGGCCCAGCCAACATCACCATTGCGCTTGCCTGGCAGGCCCTTGCCTTCCCAGAAATGACGCCCAAGGAAGCGAATAGGGCGGGTTTGGCCTATCAGCCGAAACAACTCGTCCATGCGGCTGACGCACAGTTTATGCACTGCTGTCTTGCCGAACTTACTCTTGCGAACCGGCTGATCTTCTTCCGTACGGTAGTGGTAGCCACGCTGCGACAGGTACATCTCCATGCGCCCGAAAGCTGGGCCTTGCACCTGCGAGACATTGATTTCTGCACCACTACTGCACGGCTTCGCCATGCTTCCCTCGCCATCAAGCATGCCTCCCATCCAGCCGTCATCAAATGTGCGCTCGTCGCTCCATGGCTTGGCAACCCATCGCACATTCGTACCAACTTTGAGCTTCCCAACGACCTGATTTCCCTTGCCACTCAAGCTGCGCCATTCAGCACTAGTCCCCGCCTTTTTGGATAGCCATGGGTGCTGATCGGTACACGTTACGCTACGGCCATCATCAAAAGTGATGCGGTATGCCTTGCGGTGCACCTTGGCTGCTGCCCGCACAGTAGCGGTGCGCATCTTGCGCTCGGAGCCGCGCCCACCGGCAGGATGTTCATCGACAGCGACGATTTCCTGTCCGACCTGTAACGCGCCAATAGGAACCCAGCGCAAGTCAGCGGTGAGAACTCGCGTTGCAGGGTCGCAACAGAAGCCCAATTGGCGGGCTTTCAAAATTATATTGCGGTGATGCAGCCTTTTCAGAAGCCTTTTCTGGTATTGATTGGGCCTGAAGCGAACCACCAAACCTTCGTCGCCCTCGTCATCACTTTCCGTTTTAGTTTTGATCCAATATAAATTGGATAAGCGAAACATCGGGTCAGCAAGCGCGGAGCTGAACTGATCCTCGTCCATTTGGTCAATTGGCTGATAACCCAAAACTGCGCTCATTCATCATCCTCTGGATTGGCAACGGGCTTCAGCGTCTTCCCCGCCACCTGGCTCATGAGGATGGCGAGCGGGTTTTCTGTCTGCCCGCCATGATTAACATCAACTTTTTCACCCCACTTTCGCGGGTTCCATTTCGCTAGCAGCTTTAGCCGAGTTTCAATCTGAAGCTTGCGATGTCCAAGCATGTCGCCACGCTTGATCTTCATCCCGTTGGCGCTCTCTTCTACCTCTTCACCTAGCAGTGGCGTATCAGCAATCCGCATACAATCTTGGGCAATGGCTTCCTCGCCCATCTCGCGCGCGTATGCGATGCGTGCACGAAACTCTGGCTTTGCCTCCTGCCATGCGTACACAGTTCGCCAAGCTGGCATCCGGTCATCCCGGCAAATTTCGCGCAATGGTTCGCCATTCGACATGCGCTCGCAAATCTCATCAGCAACCTCTTGGGAGTAGCCGCTTCTTGATGCGGTTTCTTTCTCAGTTTTGCCTTTTGCTGCCATAATGTAGATGTTTTTGATTGTAACGTAGATTTCTTATGGAGGCTTGAGTGTCTGAATTCAAAAAACTACTGGCTCAGGCCGGTCTTACCAAAGCTGCTCTTGCGAGACGACTAAAGCTCAACGCCAGAACCGTCAGCGCATGGGGCAATGATCCGCCCCCGTACGCGACTGCCTATCTAGAACTGCTCATCGCCCATAACCGCATTGCTCCGTTGCCGTATGGTATCACTGAGAAGTGACTACATGCAATTAACTGGAGATTGCTACGCTTTAATGCCAGTTCATCAGGGCGTATCGCACAGCCAATCGCACTGGATTGCGTTTTGGCGCATGGAACTCCAGATACCAGGCCATAGTTGCGGAGTGCATAAGCCTTTTCCGCAATTCCTCTGTGCGGTCATGGCGCGATATGTTCTCCGGGAAGTGCGCCATCAGAACTTCGCCTGCGGGAAGGTCAGCAGCACGGCCTTGTCGATACTCTTCTGGTAAATGATGAAGCCCCAGATCAGGTAGGTGGTGGTAATGGTGGTGCGCAGGTCTTCGTTCTGGGTGGTCTCGACGGTCTTCTTCAGCATGGTGTTTTCTCCCTGGTGGTGTTGAACTTCTCTTCGATGAATGCTTGCAGCTGGGTGTCGGTGCGCGAGTCGATGTCGTCGGGCAGGAGCAGGATTGCTTTATTGGCACGCCTGACGATGAAGCAAAGCCGGTCTGGGTAGGTGCTCCAGGCGCGGATTTGCTCGATGGTGGTCACGGCGGGAATGATGCCTCGCCCGATTGCGGGCGGCGGTCGGTGACGAGCGGGACGCGGCAGCGGCGGTAGGGAAAGCCGCGCTCGTTGTAGATCGCCAGGTTGATCGTGCCGTTGTCGTTCACGAAGACGATCACGGCATAGTGCGGCTGCGGATGGTCGAGCAGCTTGTCTTCCTGCATCGGCCAGTAGTAGACGGAGCGCCCGACTTGGGGCATGTGCGGCTGGATTTCGCGGGCTGGCATGGCGTAGGATTCCTCTGACGAGATTGCTCAATGGTAATCCTTGCCACGATACTGTCGGGTTGTTTATTTACAACATATAATGAAAAAGCCCGCGCG